GGGCTGCCATAGCGCTGGGCCATCGCCTCGTAATAGTCGCGCCCGACGCGGTCGAGCTCGGCGGGAGAGTTATTGGCGGCAGGACGAACGCCGAAGCCGGGATCAGTCTTCGTGTTCGGCATGACCTGCCACGCGCCCTGAGCGCCCTTCGGCGATACCGCGTTCGGGTTGCCGTTGCTCTCCGTCTGAACGATCGCAGAATGAGCCGGGTTAGACGCCTCCGCTTCGTTCCCATACTCCATCTGGCCGGTCTGCTTGTTGAAAATCGGGATCGCCTTGAACTGAGCATTCCCAGCCGCAGCCGCCGCGGCGTTACCCTGCATCGCCGCCTGCGCCCCCGGAAGCGGGACATACCCTGCGGAATTACCGCCGGCGTCGAAAACCTGAGTCGTTCCGGGGATGTCCTGCGCCGTATAGGCAAGAGGCTGCATCGTGCGCGGATCGCGGAACGTGCCCGTCCCGGTCACCGGCGCGATGTAGTTGTTCTTCTCGATGAGAGCCTTTGCGAGCGCGTGGCCCTGCTCGCTGTTCGGATCGATGCCGGCCGCACGAAGCTGCGGGACGATATCGGCCTGCTTATATGCCGCCGCCTGACTCTCGAAATACTTGTCGGGCGACTGCATCAGCATCATGGCCGCCAACTGAGGATTCATCCCGAGCGGGTTCAGCGGCGCGCTTCCGCCTACGTTGTTTGCCAGTTGAGGCCCAGCAGAGACGACATTGACGGGTCCGCCTGTTGCGGTGCCTGGAGTCCCATTGCCCCCATCAGCCCCATAGAAGGGGTTAGCGACGCTCCCTGCGATGCCGCCCCCGACCCCGCCATCGGCAGAGTCGGGGCTGAGCTGTGGGGACTGCGCGGCGGCACCTCCTCCACCCAGCGCGCCGATGAGACTCGCCCATTGGTTCTGACCGAGCTGATTCATGCCCTGACCGGCCTGCTGGCCGATCTTGTTGGCGAGCAGCCCCTGCGCGATATTGGAGATCGGCGCGATCGGCGACGTGCGCGCTGCCACCGTATATTGGCCGGAAGTCCCAGCCTGCGGGGTCTGAGGTTGCGTCATTGCACCCTGCATGAGAGCGTTCGCCAGCGCTTGCTGCCGCTGGAGATCGTACATGCTGCCTTGGTACTGCGGCAGCACAAATGGAGTCGAGCCGGCCATTATTGAACCCCGAATTTAGAGATTGCCGAACCGATGTAGAGCGCTGTCTGAACTGCGTTCTGCATCACCAACTGAAACTGCTTGTCATCGAGAAGATCGATTTCGTCGAGCACATCGGCGCCGTGCGAAACATCGTGCTCGGCGTGGTAGCGAAGCGTGCGGCAGAGTTCCTTGCCGTGGATCTCTTCGAGCTTTTCGAGTGCTTCGACGTCGATCGGGAAACACTCGAGAACTGCCATATAGCCGAGCAGCGCGACCGGGTCGACGTGATGGATCAGGTAATACTGCGACCCCGCCATCGCGACCGCCTCGGGAAGCACAGGAAGCGACTTAACGTGAATATCCGCGGTCGCGAGGTCATTGCGCAACCAGAATTCGTGGCCCGCTTCTTCCTTCAGGTGATCGGCGAAATATGCCTTCAATTCACCGATCGACCGATCGCACGCCGCGCGCAGAAGGCTCTCACTCGCGGCGATTACGTTGTGAATGAAGATCAGGTTTCGAAGAAACACGTCCCGGCGCGTCAGGTCGATACCCGGATACGCCGCGCGCACGTCGCGCACCGCCTGCATCAGTTGATCGCGCTTCATCAGAAGAACGCCAGTGCAGCGGCGCCAGCAAGCCCCGCGATCGCGCCTGTCGTCGAGTTCGCGCTTTGAACGTCCGCGTTGTGGCCGGCGAGCTGCGCTTGGTACTGGTTGTTGATGTTGCCAGCAATATCGGCCGCCTGCGCCGAGGATTGGCCGACGCCGGAATAGCCCGGAATCAGGCTTGCGATCGATCCAAGCTGCTGGTACGGGAGCATGCCGAGCGTGCCTTGTTGGCCATACAGCGCGCCTTGCTGGCTGAGGTTCGAGCCAAGCTGACCATACAGCCCCGCCTGCTGCCCGATGAGGTTACCTTGCTGCCCGAGATTGCTCGCCTGCTGCCCGAAGAGTCCCGCCTGCGTGTTGATGCCGGCAATCTGATTCTGCAAGTTCTGCGCGCCGAGCTGCGATCCGGTCATGACGGCCTGATTCTGCGCGTTGCTGTACGCCTGCTGCTTCTGGTTGTTGAAGTTGGTCATGGCGTTGTTGTACGCCTCCGATCCCGGCGTGAGCCCGGAATTCGCCAGCGACGCGGAGAGCGATTCGCCCTGCTGCGAGAACTGCGGATCGAGATACTGCGTCTGCGCCTTGTATGCAGCATCCTGCCCCTGCTGCTGAGCCTTCAACGCTGCGCCCTGATTCAGCTGCGAACCGAGTCCGGCGAGACCTTGGTTGATCGACCCGTATTTCGAGCTCAGGGCATTGATCGATGGCGTCAAGCCGGCGATGTTGTCGTTCAGACCGCCGTAATTCGCCTGCAACCCGTTGAGCCCGGACTGAATCTGAGAGTTCAGCCCATTGCCCTGCCCGATCTGGCCGAAAAGGCTGTTGAACTGGTTTTCGACAAGTGGATTGGCGCTCTGAAACGTCGAATAGATCGGAGCGCCGGTCTGCGGATCATCCGCAATATGCGTCGTCGCCTGCGCCCCGAGCAAGCCCTGATAATTATTCAGGTTCAGCGCCTTGTTATAGGCGGCCGTCTGCTGGTTTGTCTGCGTGGTCGCGGCGGCCGTCGTGTACGGATCTGGCGCGGCCGGCGAAGAGCCGCCCTTACCGCCTTCGAGCGTTGCGGGACGAGTATTCCAGAACGACTTGCGGAAAGCGTTCGGCGGAAGGTCGGGAGTGTCCGACGTCAGCAAGTAGAGCCGCATGGTATTTGCCTTCGATGTATCGGCATTCTTCTTTCAGCATGCCGTAGATGATGAGGTCTGTTCCATCGGTGCAAGCCGCGCGGAGTTGTCCCTCGCGTTTGAATCCGAGATGCTCATCGAAGCGCTGCGCGTCGACGTTATCGGCCCGCACGAGGCCGGTGATGCGATTGCATTTCTCATGCACGAACGCGTAACGGAAGCAGGCCGCCATATAGGCCGGCGTCATCCAGTGCCGGGTTCCGTTCGAAGCGACGTGCATGGCGATGTTGGCGCCCGTCTTGCCATCGAAAACGACGCCCGCTATCAGTTCGCCGTCTTGTTCCAGACCGATCGCCGCATAGTCCTTGAACGTCTCGGCATCGACGCGCGCGGCGACGTATCGCATCACGCGCTCCTGTTCGAACCAGACGATGCGCTTCACTTCAGATCGTCCAGCCGGTCTCGAATACGATGTCGGATGCGGCCCAGTGGACCTCGTTACCGTTCACCGCAGCTTTGATAGTCGGGGAGCCAGTCATGCCGATCCCCGTCACGCCCTGCCATGCCTTCGCGATCTGCAGATTGCCGCCCCAGATACCCATGTCCCAGATGGCCGAATCCCACACGGCAAAGCCGGTCGGCAGAAAAGAGAGCGTGGATTGCGGGATGTTCTGGTCGTAGTCAACGTTGATGCCGACCGCGATTGCAGGCGAACTATTCGCCCACAAGATCGGCCGCATCATCGTGAAACGCTTCTGAAGCGGCGTACCGAACTCGGTGAATGCCTGCTGCGCTACGGCATTGATGTTCGTGCTGTCGTCAGCGTTGCTGTTCCAGGCGAGGCCAACGTAATTCGGGCCGCCGAAGAAGATCCGATCCTGAAAACGCTCCCAGTGATTTGCATACCAGCCGGTGAAATTGCACCATGCCCCGGTAATGGTGTTCATCACGTATTGCTCTTGCTGCCCAAGCCCGACCGGGATGTTGAGGATGATCATGTTCTCCAGCGGGAACAGGACCATGCACCATCCGTAGTTGTTCGGATATAGGCTCGTAGCACTCGAAATCGCGCCTTGAATCTTTGCTGTCAGATTGATGTTCGTGTTGACGCGCGATGACGCCAACGCCTGAGAGATCGGCGCAAGACCGTCCTTGCCGACGTACAGGAGATCGCCGCCGTACTTCATGAACGACCGGAAGCCCATCGGCGAGCCGAGTTGATAGACGCCGTTCAGGCTGAACGTGCTCGCCTGAGACGGATCGGTTCCACCATAAACAGCGATTTCTCCCTGGTTCGTGCAGATGCAGAGATAGTCCTGCATCCCATAGCCGCCGTCGACCGTCCAGACGCCCATCGAAACGAGCGAGCCGCCCATGCGGAAGATTGCGCTGAAATCGAATGCCTGAACCGCACCGCCGATGCTGCCGACCGGCGTGTAATACGCCTTGAGGCTGTTCTTTTGGATGAACCAGACGCGAGACGCGAACGACGTGACAAAGGAAAGCGTCGTCGGGTCAACGCCAGTGATCGATATCGGCGTCGAAACCGCGGTGACGCTCTGCCACGTCGAGCCGTTGTAGACGTAATAACCATCCTGCCCGTTGACGCAAAGCAGGAACGCGCCGGCCGCCGTCGAGAAGTTCGTGTACGACCATTTGTCATTGGTCAGGCTGCTGACCGCGGGCGCTCCGATCGCCCCGCCCGAGGTCACGTCGTAGATGCCCGTCCCAGACGCCGCGAAAAGCTTTGACGTGCCGATGGCCGGGTTGTACCCCATCACGGTGTTGACCTGAGTGATAAAGCCCGTGGCCCACTTTGTGAAGCCGTCACGGACCATCACATCGGAGGTCGTCGGAAACCAGTTCGTGAGGGAAACGGCATCCTGCGGAGGCATCTCGGCGAGCGAGTCGCGCGCGTTCCAGCCGCCAATCGGAGCAGGCATGTTGACCGTCTGCGATCGCTGCCCCTGAGCCTGACGCTTGCGGCGCTGCGCGGCCGCGGCGATGCCGGTTACGTTCGTCATTGCGATACGCCGTAATTGCTGTCTGGAATGTTCTCAGGCCCGAGCAGGATGTTCGAAAGTCGCGGCGCCATCGACAACATCGGCGAGCCCTGCTCTGCGCCCATGACTGCCGCAAGGATCGAGTCATAGTCGTCTTGCAGAAGCTGCGTTTCGAATCCCTTCGTGGCGAAGTACTTCAGCTTCAACCCTGCGACCATCAGCCGGTCATCGAAGAGACACGTATCGGCATCTGCCGTGAAACTTCCCTTTGCGTTACCCGAGCCGTCGAGGACCCAGTTCTTCGAGACGTATTCGAAACCGAGATATTCTGCGGTCGTGACGCCCGGCCAGATTTGGAAGGCGTTGCCGAGGACACGCCAGCGGATGCGCGGACCGGTCGCGATGTAGCCAGACTTCAGCCATTGCCACTGTTGAGGAGATTCCGGCCCCAGCATTTCCCAATGCTTCGACTTGTCCCATTGCGTGCGATCGATCAGGCGTTGGAAATCGGACGGGAAGGAATATTTCGTCTGCACGAAGCTGAGCGTCGCGCCGGTCGCGCTCGATGCTGCGGCCTGGGACATCGTGACCTGCGTCGACGAATCGACCGAAACGACGTAGGTATCCTGGTTGATGCCAGTTCCGGTAACCATGAACGTGCCGGCGACGATTCCGGTCGTCGACGGAATGCCTGTGATGACCTTCGATCCGCTCGTCACATTGCCGGTCTGGATGACGAACTGCGTCGTGAAGCGGTATTCCGTCGTGAGCGCCTGCCAGTTGAACTCGGGGTGATCGGCAGGCGCTCGAAGCAGTTCGTACCCGACAGCGTTCAGGAGCGCGAGCTGCTGAATCGTGTCCTGCGCTGTGTTGCCTGCGACCGAAACGGGAACTGCGAGCCCGAGTTCGCCAGTCGCCTGCTGTACCAACTGCAGCATTGTTGCCATGGCTTACGCCTCTTTCGGTGGGCGGCCGGGGCCGCGTTTGACTTCGCCGCCTTGCAACGACTCAAGCGCTTCAACGCGGGAACCGAGACGCAGGATCGTTGCGTTCAGATCGGCGATTTGCTGATCCTTCAACGCGATCTCCTCCGCCTGCTTCTGCGCCAGCGCTGAATCTTTCGCAGCCGCCACATACGCCGCCGCCTTCGTGCGCAATTCGAAACAACCCATCCCGATCCGCTGGCACTGCTGGTCCGAACTTTCCGCAACCTGCTCGACGGTATGGAATTCGAGCGCCTTCAGTTTCGCGACGGTCGCGACATCGAGGCGCGGCCAGTCTTCCAGCGGCGTGCCGGACTCGGGGCGATAGGACGTGCGACGCTCGAAGGCAGCCCACTGTTGCGGCCATTCGTCTTTGTCGCCGTCATTCGCGGGACGCTCGACGATGTTCGTCGGATCGCCGGGGTTGCACTTCTTGATGAACGTGATGAGATCGAACTCGGGTTTGCCCGTTTCCTTCGAGCGGAACTCGTTGTAGCGCTTGCCGGGGTAGAACTCGACCCACAGGCCGGCCTTCGGATTCTTCTCGTCGCTTTCGAGTGCGTACATGGTTTCTCCTTGCGTTTGCGGGGTTTATTGTTGGTCGTCGTGATGCTCTTCCGACTCTGCGGCCGGCTGTTCGACGGGTGCGGCAGCCTTCAGCGCTTCGTCATCTTTCTGGACCGCTTCGGTGATCTCGCCGGTTTCGTCGTCTTGCTTCGCGATGTCGCGAGCGTGGCCGACAACGACGTCGGCGAAGATATGCGGCTGTTCATCACCGCGCGCACGTGCGAAAGCCTGCGCAACAAGGTGAATGAACGCTTCCATGTCTTTGATCAATTCCATTTCCTTACCCTCCAAAAAAACCGGGAGCCGAAGCCCCCGGAAAGAGACGCCCGCAGGAGAACCCTGTTACACCGATGCTTTCGAGAACCAGCCGTAGTCGCCGGTCACCATTGCCGTTGCCGGGGACGTGTAGGAGCCGCCCGAAGCCGTCGCGAGGAACGTCGTCGGGCTGACCGTGCAAACGGCCGTCGAGGCAGAGATCGACGCGTTCGCTTGCGCGAGCACGTAGAGCTTGCCGTCACTGCCGAACACCTGTTCGCCGAGACGGTTGGGAACGGCCGCCTGCCCTGCGGCGATCTGCGCAGCGGTGACCGTGTTGTTCAGATCCAGCCCGATCTGAGGGGTTACGCTGAAAGCCATGATTGCTCCTTAGGCGATGAGGACGCCGTTGAACTGCGGACCACGCGACGTGAGGTTGCCCGCCCAACCGATGAGCTTCACGACGGCGTCCTGGTTGACTGCCTGACGATCGCCACCGATCGGCACGAAGTTGCGATCGCGGTGCGGACGGAAGCTGATGTACTTCGTATTCAGCCCCCACATGTGGTTGGCGGTCGCGTTGTTGCCGATACCGCCGTCGAGGACCACATCGGCCGCCATGCCGCCACCGTAGAACTTCAGCGCCGGGAAGCCTGCGCCGGCCAGCTTCGTGTTGCCTTCCGACATCACACGCTGCTGCGCCTGCATCGATGCGACGTACATCGAGTAGTAGTTGTTGTCCGCGACGAACAGGTCCATGCGATCACGGCCGCGCACTGCCTTCAGCGCGAGCTGCGTCATGTAGTTCTGGATGTTCGCTGCCGACACCGGAGCGCCGCCGTTCGTGGTGCCCGAGAAGACCTGCGATTGCCAGAACGCGAACGAAGCACGGTTGATACCGCCATATGTGCCCGAGGTCGGCGAATCCGGAACAGCCGCGGCGAGGCCGGTGATGTTCTTGCCGCTGTTGCCGGTGCCGTCGAGGTAGATGTCCGAGGCGATGCGGTTGATGAGCTGCGATTCGGCGATGTCGATGCGCGAGTCGAGCAGATCGATGATCGCTTCCTTCGACGAGTTCTGGAGCATTTCCAGACCCGAGATGGTCACGGCCGCCGCGTATTGCTGGATCGAGAACTGAGCCGCCGAGATCGGGCTGTTCGGGCTGATGTTCAGCACTTCATAGCCCGAATACGAGTTGACGTTGGTCGTCGTCGAGTCGGTGTACATGATTTCTTCCAAAATCACGTTACCGCCGCCGAACGGTCGGACGTTGCCACGCTCGCGCAGGACCATCAGAAGCGCGTTGTTGTTCGTTACGTTGTCAGCGAGTTCGCCGCTACGGCTTTGAATGGTGGTAGCGATGATGTCGCTGATAGCACTGTTGGCAAATGCCATGACTAGCTCCTATCAGAAAAATCAAATACGGTTTGCAGAGATGGATTCGAACGCGTCTTCCAACGCTGCTCGCCGCCCTTTCGGTGCCACGCCGTTCGCCGCTGTGCCGGGTGTGGCCGATCGCGTGCTTACTGCGTTCGCTTTGGCAGCTTTCGCCGCCTTATCCGCATCGATTCGACGCTGCTTTTCTGCCGCTTCGCGTTGTTGCGCTTGCGACTTCTCGAACAGCGTGTCATTGAGGCGGAGCGCCTTCGAATAGGCGCTTTCGAGATCGGATGCAATGCCCGTTTGTAGGAGGCGTTGCATTTCCGTTCGAAGTTCGTCGAGGTGGGGATGCGTTTCCCTGAACGCTTCCACCTGTGCTCGCGCTGCCGCGTCCATATCGGCCTGCTGCTGCGCTTGAATCTGGTTTGCCTGCAATTCCGCGTTGCGGGCGCGTTGGTTCGCTGCCATCACTTGCGGATCGAGATGCTGTTGCATGTGCTGCGGCAGCGCCGCGCTCTGCTGGAGCATCTGCTGAAGGGGAATTCCAACCGAATGCGCGACGTTCACGATCGTCTGAATACGCGTCGCTTCGTCGCCCGAGCGCAAAAGCTTGAACGTGTACATCACGTCACGAACGACGGCCTCCGGCGATCCGCCTGCGCTGCGAATCTCGGCAACGTAGGGCTCAACTTCCTTGAAGATCGGATCACGTGTCGAACGGTATTCCTCAAAGCCGCGCGCTTGTTCTTCCTCGCGCTGGTGCAGATATGCGGCAGTGTCGGGATCGAGCTTGTCCCATACGGCTCGCTTCTCGGCCTTCCATGACTTCGGCGGCTCCGGGCGCGTGACTTCTTCCGTCTGCGCCGTGGGAGCCTCGCCGACAGGCTTCTGAACGTCCGTCGTGAGCTTCTGAGCATCTGCGTTCGCTTCGATCGCTTCCTTTCGCGAGAAGCGGCCGGCTTCATCGCGGGTGCGCGATTCTTCCGATATCGGCCTATCGATATCGACATCTGCCGCCGATGTTTCCTTTTCGACGTGCGTTTCAGTCGTTTCGATCGGCGTGTTCGCCTCAAGTGCACTGAGCGCTTCTTCCAGACCTTCTCTACGTGTCGACATGGCGTTTTCTCAATAAAAAAGCCCCTTTCGGGGCTCGTTTCTGCGGGTGGCTGTCTCGGCTTACTTGAGAGCGTTGACTTGTTCGATCAGTGTTTGCTTCCGGGCCGCGCGAGATTCCTTGCTCAGCTCCGGCTTCTGCTTCGCCTTCATGTGATGCATTTCGTTGCCGATCTCGATGCAGCCGTGCGCCTTCAGATGCTCGTTGTGGCGCGAGCGCGAGGTGATCCATGAGCCATCGATCATCGATTGGTACGGCGCCATGTCGGCGGCCACATACGGAGCGGTAACGACGCGATGCATTTGCCGATACGAGCCAATATTCAGCACCTCATAGCCAAGTAGGCCATCCGCTGTATCAACCGGAATAAGGCATGTTTCGGATTTGCAGAACGGAGCATCATCGCGATCATCGATCTTGCGATATTCATCCTGTTCTCGATCGCAATCCGAGCATTTGTATCGATAAATCGGCATTACTCTTCGCTCCCTTGCTTGGCCGCACTGATCTGCGCTGCATCCAGCGTCGTCTGCGCACCGATCTCCGCGACCTCGAGCTTGACCTGATTGTTCATGGCCGCGATCAGCATCTGGAATTGACGGTCGCGCTCGGCACGCTCCTGTTCGAGCATCGCTTTGAACGTCTCCGTCTGCTGCTGAGCGCGGCGATCGAGCTCGTCCCGGTGAATCTCCATGGCCGTTTCCTGAGCCGCTTGCTGGGCCTGCGCGCGCTGGGCGAAATCGTCGGATTGCTGCTTCAGATGCGCCTTCAGGATCTCAATCTGGCCGCTCTGCTGGAGCTTCGCGGCTTCGAGTTGCGTGCGGTGGCCTTCGACCTGCATGTCGATCTGCGCCTGCGCCTGCTTCTCCTGCATGCGCGCTTGCGATTCGGCCTGCACCTTCTGGATTTCGATCGGAGGTGGCTTCGGCTGCCCGGCCTGCTGCTGAATCTGCTTCTGAAGCCCTTCTAGCGTGGTGTCGAGCATGCCCTCCAGCGTCTTTCCGGCCTTGAACGCCGAGACGCCGAACTTCATCATCTCCAGCAGAACCGGAGCCATTTCAGGCGTTTGCTGAGCCGCAGGAACGGCCTGCTGAAGGAACCCGGAGATTGCCGTGAGGAACTCGACGCGATCCTTCTTCTGCGCGTCCTCGTCGATCTGGACGAGCGAATCGGCGTCAACCTCGATGCGGAAACTGCGCGAGACGTTGTTGCGCAGCATCTGAAGCGCTTGCGGGATCAGCATCTGATCGGTCGGCAGCAACTGCCCCGCGGAAGACATCTGCAGGATGGTTTGGTCCGTGAACTTCCCGCAGATGACCTCTGCTTTCAGGCGCAGAAGCTCGGTCGCGTAGATCGCCACGTCATCTTGCGTATTGCGAAGCCGAACGGACCCGAATCGCGCCTTGATCCCCTGAGCCGCCGCCGTCTCGGCAGCGTCGCTCTCGCCGCGCATGATGTCGCTGATGCCGGTGATCGCGTAGATCTGGCCCAAGACGTTATCGCGAGCCTGGAATGCGATGTCGAGAGCCTGAGCAATCGGAGCAAGATCCACCAGATCGATAGCACCCTTCAAACCTCCTTTCTCAGCCAGCGCAGCGAAGCTCTTGACCGGAATGAGATCGTTGTTTCCCGTCTCGGTAAAGAGCCGCTGCAGTTCCTTGAATTCCGCGTTGTAGACGCCGCGTACCTTCAGCGCCTTGATCAGCCCGTCGATGCGATCGCTGATCGTGTCGAGTTCGTTCGCCTGATCCTGATACTGGATGAAGTCGGGAACCGGGACGAGCGAATCGCTCGTGATCGTGCCGAAAAGAGGTTTCGGGCAGGGCCAGAAACCGTCGAGCCCGAGCGGGTCGTCTTTCTCGTCGAGAATCAGGCCAAGCGGCTTGCTCAGCCATATGGCTTTCTGCGTTGTCTTGTCCCAAATCTCATAGATGCAGGCTTGCTTGTAGCGCTGCTCCTGACCGGTCGCCATGCGCTGTGCGCCTTGCTCTTCGCTGTTCTTCGAGAAGGGCGACGCGTCGAGCGGAATCAGCTTGGCCTTCTCTTCGCCGAATCGCTCGCATAGCACCGGATAATCGAGATAGACGCGGCGCCATACGCACGGCACTTCTTCCCACGTGCGCGCCGGCACATGGCCGAAGTCGCGCCAGTGAACGTAATCGATCGGGGCCGTCTCGTCGTCGATCTGCTCCATCGGCTGATCGTCGCTTACCTGCGCCGCGCCTGCGCCTTCGACAACGGCTTCACCCTCGGCATAGTCCGGGCTGAGCGGCTCTTGAATGCTAGTCTTCGGCTCGTAGCGGACCCACGCCACACCGCGGCCGCCGAGGAATCGATCGAGCACGGAATTCTTCATGGCCTCCCGGAAATCCGGGTAATGCCTCACTTCGAATTCGAGCGCGCGCTCCAGCAGCAATGAAGCCACACGGCCCACAGGATCAGAGTCACGAAACCGGCGCGAAACGTCAGGTTGTGGAAGACGTGAAAACGTGGCGGGAACAAGCGTTTGGACGTTCGACCACAGAACATTGAAGCGCGCAGCTTCGTTGCCATACGTGTAATCCTTGGCATCATCACGATAGCGCTTGACGATCTTTTGCGTGCGCTCGATCCACTTATCGAACGCCTTGTCGTAAGCGGAGATGTACCCGAGGTAACGTTCGACTTCTACGCTCATTTGGCGTTACCCCACGATCGCGGTAGCACTGAGCGTGCCGCCGACGACGATGTAATGCCCCTGGCTGCACGCGAGATAGAGCGGCAGAAACTGCCCCGCGACAAGCGGAGTAGCAGCCAACAGGGGAACCGCCGTGGACGTGCCGTTGCTGTCGTAGATGGCGACCGTTCCGGACGTGCTGGCAGCAGCAACGATGCCGATCAGCGTATTGCCGGGGATCTTGTTGACCGTTGCATTCGCTGCGAACGGCACGCCGCTGCCGCTGATCATTGCCGTCATCACATTCTCCGATGCGCAGTTACCGTGCGCGAGTGATCGATCCACGCGTCATTGAGCGTGCCGATGGTTTCAAGGTTGTTCCAGTCCGGCTCTTGCGGCGGTGCTTCGTATTCGAGAACGCTCATCACCTGAGCGCCGTATGCGAAGCCGTCAGACGGGTGAGAAGCCCAGTTGTGTTTCGGCTCACGAGAGAAGACCTGCGTCTCTTCGTTGTAGTCGTATTCCCACGCGCGAAGTCCATCCAGCCCAGCCTCGCATGCGGTCGCGTTGAATGCGCATTTCGCGATTACTGCGCGAGCTGCGTTGATCTGATCCAGCTTCTTGCTCTGCGGAACGACATCGACCTTCCCGGCGCCAAACGCGCTCAGGAAGCGCTCGGCCGTCGTGTGCTTGCTCTGGAACGTCTTCGCGCGCGCATCATGCGGTAGCCAGATTTTCCCGAGCCGCATGCCGGTGCTTTCGAGGTTGCGCTTGATGATCTCGATCCAGTCGTCAGCGTCGTAGCCTGATTCGCCTTCGTACTTCAGCAGATGGAAGCCGCCATTGACGCGCTGCCAGTACCACCACGTGGCCGTATCGTGAAACCCGATGTCGCTCGAAATTTCCACGCCGGCGCCGTTCGGATCGAACGCGATCTCGTCGTTGATCCGCCCTTCGCGCTCGGCCCTGTTGACCCACTTGGCCAGGATCGCGCCTTGGCTCGTCCCATAAGCCCCGTTCCAGGTGTGCTCTGCCTTGTCCTCGTCGTCGACGAAGTCATGGGCCATTTCGCGGTAAAGAACGTCTGGAAACCAAGGGTTGTCGCGCCAATTCACCATCACGGAGATGGCGTCAGGAGACGGATTCTTGCGGAAGAACATGTCGACCGGATCGGTCTTGAAACGCGGATTCCAACTGAACCACAGTTCCGATCCTTCCTTCCGGATCGTCGGCCGAAGGAGATCGAGCGAATGCTGGCTGAACGTCTGTGCCTCTTCGACCCATGCCACGTCATACGCTTCGAGCGACTTGACGTTTGTAGCGTTGTACGACTGCATGCCCTTGAAAACGATCAGCGAGCCATGCGGGCCGCGAATTTCAGCATCGAGCACGTCGAACATGGTCTGAACGCCAAATTTCGCGATCTTGTCGACCAGAAGCTGACGCACCGAATCTTTGATCGAGCTTTGCACTTCGCGAATACACACGACGCGCGTCTGAGACTGAATGCAACGCAGAATGGCCTGCTCTGCGAAGAAATGCGACTTGGCGCCCCCACGGCCGCCATATGCGCCCTTGTACCGCTTGGGCGCGAGCAACGGCTTAAGCTTGCGAGGAACCTGGATCTTGAGGGTCGACAATTTCGAACTCGACTTTGTGGATCACCGCTCCGCCACCCTCGCCCATGTGCTCGTTTAGCACACGATCGCCGTACTTCTTCGGATTCATGCGGGCGCAAATCCATTTCCGTGCATCGATCTGCACTCTCGCCCGTTCGACCATGTCGACTTCAACGGTCTCGACGTCGCCGTTTGCCTTCGTGGTCACCTTCTTGCCGACACGGCATTCATCAGCGATGTCGACGATCTGCTCGGCGTAGTGATCGATTCGATCCATCTGCGCTTTTGCATACTGCTTTTGGAGCTCTTCATCGGAAGCGACCCACCGAAGCACAGTGCGCTTGGCGGGATAGTCCTTCGTCTTGCAGATGGCGCGCAGGCTCTCCCCTTCGGCCATTCGCTCGCAGATGCGGTCGAAAAGCTTCTGGTCGAAAGTCGTCGCAACCATGATCAGCCGCCGATGCTCGCAGCCCAGACGTTGTTGCCGATGCAGTACAGATCGGCCGTCTTGCCTGCCGGAAGGCTCACCGAGGTGTTTGCCGAGAGCGTGACGAAGTTGCCACCGGTCGGCGGATAGATCGCCAGCGCGTTCGCCCCGCCGTTCACGACGATGTAGATGTCGCCGGCCAGCGCGGTCATGCTCGGCGCGCTTTGAGCCGGGAGACGTGCGCCGGTGCTGGCTGCGACCGTGCCGAACACGACGAAATCGCTCGTGATGGCGTAGGCGTTGGCCTGCGTGGTGCCTGCTGCGGTCTGGTTCGTCAGCGGCGCTCCAGCGTTCGTGCTTTGCGCCTGCGCCGCCGGAACACCGGCGCCCATCAACTTGGCGATTGTCGTCATTCCTTGCTCCCTATGCTGCGCGCTCGGCGCTGTGTTGAACCGTTACGAATTGCTTGCCGTCCCATGTCGCGATCACCTCGTGAACGTGAACGTCGCTCAAGCGTACCCATCCGGTGATTTCGTCGCCCTGCCCCATTCCATCGCCCCACTGGCCGAAGCGGATGAACTCGCCGGAGGGCGAAAGGCGCTCCGGGTCCATCGTCACGGAATAGGTCACTACACGCGGCACGGGATGGCCGAGGCCGGCGAACATCTTCGCGTTCTTCTCGTCCTGCTCGAACGAGACGATTGCGACATGTTTTTCGAATGGGATCACGGAAAAGGCTCCAGAAACGCAAAAAGCCCAGCGGGTTAGGCTGGGCTTTTCGTGGGATTGGGAGTGAGAGAACGGCCGCGCACTCGCAACCCCGGCGCGCTTCTCGTTTCGTCCAGACGCGCGCTTCCCCCACGCGGCGCATCATAGAGCAAATTCATGCGGTTTACAAGCTGATTTGTCAAGCAGCCCGGATGCTACCAATTTCGGGCAGAGAACCAGCTTGGCTCGCTCGTAATCCTCATCCTGGGTGTCGGCGTGTCGCGGGTTGACCCAGACCGTTGCGCCGGCTCCGAAGTTGCGCATCGCGGTGTTGATTGCGAGTCGGCAGCGCATGTCCAGTTTCTGGATCATCGGGTCGATGATTTTGCCGATGTAGGCGCGCTGGTTGGCCTCAACCTCGGCATTGAGGTCGTCGAAGTCCATCCATTGCCGACTGATGCGGAAATCGCGGCATGCCGGGTCAGCGCCGCCGTAGTCAAGGTTCGGCACGTAGCTGCGTTGCCACTCGTACCAGTCCAGCAAGAGTTCGTCGATTCTGTCCATGCGCTTCCCCGGTGGTTTGATGTTGTGACTCTCAAGGCGGGCGGCTCGCTCAAGCCAGTGAGCGTTGACAATCGAGGTGATAAGGCCCGATTGGAGCCGCTCTGCGTGAGAGCCCGGAGGGTTTGCCTCCGGGTGATGCCGTTACAGACGAGTTCGCGCGTGAACACGATCGAGGTAATCGGCCGTCGCATGGATACGCGTTACGAGCCTGTCCATCTCGTTCAACGCAGGAGGCTCGCAACCAGCCGTTTGGCAATTGCCTTCCTGTGTTGGCGGCTCAGGATCCAACACCGTCATAAGGCGATTTTCGATCTCACGAACGAGCGAATAGAGTCTGTCCATGGCGTCATGCGCACGACAGATCTGATCGTTCAGGGAGACGCGCGAAACAGCCGCTTGACTCGCGCCCAACACACTACCGAGCGAGTAACCCTGCATCTTCAGTTGCTCCTGCGCCTTCATCTGCTCAGCGCCGCTAGACGAAATGTTTTGGTAGTTCATGCGTTCTCCAGGTGGTTTTCCTTCCATGCGAGGAAGGTTTTGCGAATGTTTGCGTGAAAGCGCTGCTGTGCTTCTTGGTTGGTGGCGAGCTCGCGGCGCGACTCGACCTTGCAGGCGTCACGGATGAACGTAGCGGCTTCGTCTACGCTCACGTGGTCGCGTGCTGGCACCATGAAGTAGCCGACGAAGGCGCGGAACTCGGGATCGCGCGGGAGCATGCCGGAGAGCTGGAGGATGGAGGCCATCAGCGCTTGATCCCGGTTTCGAGTTCGTGCAGCAAGGCGTGGATCGGCGCGTTGACTTGCGCGATCATCGCAGCAATGGCGAGATTCGTTTCGGCCGTGATGCGTTCTTGCTCTAGCAATGCCTCCGCGTGGCGCTGCATTTGCTCCTGATGCTGACGCACGTTCTCGTGATAGATCGCCATTTGCTGGCGCAAGCGACGACGGTCGCGAAGCTTTTTCGGGTTCATACCAAGTTCCTCAGTCCGTATCGTCCGATCAGCAGCGCATCAGGCCGGCCGCTGGTCTTCGTGATCTTCACGTCCGGGTAGAGCTGGCGAGCGATGCGCAGGCTTTGATCCTTGGTGTCCTCGCGATCCGTCTTGCGGATGCCAAAGAACGCATGCCACGCCTGCGGCGTCACGTAGGCTATGTCCATGCCGCTCAACTCGCATACGGCCGCTATGACGGCTTTGGTTGCGGCCAGCGATGCCTGCGAAGCCATCGAGCCAACACGCTTGCCACCGCCGCCCATGAACGCGTGCGCGCTCTCCATCACCACAAGCCCTTTCTCGTCGGCCGGCACGTAGTTGCGAAGCATCTGCTGCAGCACGCGAGGATCTACCTCGTTGCCGCCGTTCGATTTCTTGCGCGTCGGAACGTCGAGCACAACCTGACGGCCGTCGTCGTAGAAAAAGGCCAGTGCGCCTGTAATGCCCGGGTCGATGCCGATCAGCATTCCGAGCCTCCGCACGCGCGCGTAGCGGTGACTGTGACAAAGCGCATCGCGTCTCTCACGACCGAGTAATCCGCCTTCCCGCGTGGCGTGGTGTCTCGGTGCATGTGAAACACGGCGATTTCGAGAGCGCGTTTGATTGCTTGAAATTCATCACGTGAGAGGAACCGGCCACTGGCCACAGCCGCAGCGTGCTCCGCCCGACACTCGACCGAATGATTCGTCCCATCGGTGCTGTTGCAGTTCATGCCTTTGCAAGCGCTCATTGTTTTCCCCCATGTTGCGAAAGAGCGGCCATTCCGAGCAGACACAGCCCGGTCCAGACGAAGACGAAGACGACGCCCATTGCGTCAGGGTGGTTTGCGAGGGTCATTTCGGCTCCTGTTGCTGGGTCCATCTGCGGCGGCGGATGCCGAGCGCGGCGTAGAGTGGATCGAAGTCTGCGGGCAGCATTACGCGATCTCGTTGGAGTTTTTCATTGAGTAGGTATTCGGGAGAACGGGCCGGCGAGTGGGCGAATATCTGCCGCTTACCGTGTCGTAATCGAACTCGACCATCCCTACGCGGCCGTTTGCCTTTTTTCGGATCTTTTGGACATGCACCTGAACCGATGCGGCATCGTCCGCAACGTCGCGATACACCGTGATGCAGTTGTCAGCCTTGTTTCTCCAATGCGCAGAACCGCTCACGTCGTATGGCGTAGGGACGGGGTATACGCCGGTCTTGAAATCTTTCTGAAGCTTCGTGGGATGTGCGACCAGCCAAACGTGAACCTGATTCACTCGAGCGAACGTTCGAAGCTTTGTGAGGGCTTGCGAGATGTAGTCCGTTTCGCTTACCGACGAGTCCCGAGATGGGTTGATCTCGTTCCACGGATCGATAATCCAGCCGCGGATTCCGCGGGTTTGCACCAGCTCGCGCGCAGTCTCGATTAACTGGTCGAGCGTCGGATATTCCGGCAGCATGAAAGTGAAATGGTCCTGGATGAAGTCCATCGCGCGTTCTGCCTCGGCAGATGTCATGCGCCCGGGCCGGTTCTGGCGGAACGGCTTGCCGATGACCTTTTCCATAAGCTTGTGGACGTGATCGTTCAAAGGCTGGTTTTCCGGCGAGAACACGGCGAAGTTCCAGCCTTGCGTGCGGGCGAGATTGATCGTCAGAGCATCGAGCCACTCGGACTTGCCGTGACCAGGAATACCCGTGACAAGCGTCCACTCGCCCGGCATGACCCGATACGTCTCGTCCATTTCGGCCCATGCGGTCGACTCGCCGCGTTGCACGCCGTGGTGGTAGTCGTTCAGGATCGCTTCGCGCAGATCGTTGACGCAGTACGTACCCTCAATCGGAAGCGGACGTGCGTTACCCAAGCATTCAGCGAGCACCGCGGCGCCGTGCTTCAGCAGCACGTCATTCGCATCCTTGCATCCTTCCGGCCAAACGACCGTCTGGCATTTCTGGCGGCCAAGGCGACGCACCAATTCTTCCTGAAGACGCACGCCGGGAGCATCGTTGTCCACCGCGATGATGTGAAGCGAAACATCGTCCAGGATTGGCTCGGACAGAAAATCGAACTTGTTGCTGTACGATTTGGAATCGACCGCCGGCGCACCGTCTGGAACCGAAACACAGCTCGTCAGCCCCGTCATTTCGACTGAAAGCTTGTCGATCTCGCCCTCAACCCAAACGAGAACCTTCGTGTCGATGTCGTTGAGCCCGTACAGGACACGCTCCGCGCCGGCTGCCATGCGAAAAAGCTTGTCATGCGTCCGGTATTTGACGTTGACGACTTCATCGCCGCGGTAGTACGGGAACTGGATGCAGCCCTTTTCTTCCTCGACTTGCGGGAAATACGCCGTGCCGAGCGAGATGCGATTGCGCTCGAGCACGTCCGCGCCAATGCCTCTTTTCTCGAACCACGCCGTGAGCTTGTCCGCAGGCTTAGAAGCAGGCGCGACATACACAGGTTTCGAATAAACCTTCCGAATTTCTGGCTTTTGCCACTCCCCGCCTTTGAGTGTGCCGCTCCAGCCACAATGCCAGCAATTCCAGCATTCCTTATCCGTGTTGACGTTCAGGCACGGATAATTTTTCTTTTTGCGCGTCGGCGAGCACTGCGGGCAAGTCGTCTTGACTTCGACGCCGCTCTTGCCGCCAAGTTGGATTCCGAAATCGCCGAAGGTCTTCACAGTACGAGCCTCGGCCGGTTGTCATCACCACGCCCATAGACGCCCGCGCCTCGAGTTGCTGAACGCTTCACCTCGTAGAACGAGTCCCACGAATGCAGAACGCTCTGTTCGATCACCTCTTCGACGTCCTGCCCGCTCGAGCGGAGCTTTTCCAACTCCTTGACCGCCAATGCCCGCGCACGATCCGTCAACGGTTTTTTCTTTTTGCGCCGCAGATCCTCGAAATCGGCCCATTGCTCGACCGGGATCCAGTCCGGTAGTTCGAACTTCCCCGCCGCTTTTGCGACTTTCGACGGGCGGCCTGTAGTCTCAGTGTTAGTCTCTGTATTCTCAGTACTAGTGATGTGCTCATTTTGAGCAGATCTGAACTGCTCATTTTGAGCCGATCTAGATGTGCTCAATTTGAGCAAATCGCTTTCTACATCTAGAACATGCAAGGCGTTGGTATCAACCGAGTACCAAAGCGTGGCATCGAACTTGTTCTCGCTGAGCTTTCTCTTGAGCAAAAGACCCTTCTCGACCAGCGAATCGATCGTTCGGCGAATCGTGGCGGATGACCAGAAGGGAAACTGCTTCTGCCACCCGGAAATTGTGTTGTATGTCCAGGAGCGGCCGTCCACGACATTGCGGCGCTCAGCAGTCCAGTAATGCACCTGTTGCAGCACGATCGCCTCATTGAGGCCGATCTGGGCGGCAAGCTGAGGAAGCACCATCAAAGGTTGCTCATCAATCAAAAGACGGCTCATGTCAGTGGTTCCTCAGGTCAAACAAACTGAACGCTTTCACTACGGTCATCGACGTGATCCAGCCGCGGCAGTACGCGTGCATGACGGCGCGCTTGATGATTGCCTTCATGCAGCCCCCTTCCACGCGGCGATGCCCGAGATCACGAAGAGCGCGAGCATAAAAAGAGAGACGAAATCGGCGGAATTCATGGGTCAATCCTTCTCACGTTTCCCAACTTGTCCCGTTTCGGCCAGCCTTCTGACGGCGTAATTCATGCCGAAACAGAGGTGTCGAATCCAATAAAGCAGGTAGTCGGGGGTGGAAACACCTTGCGTCTTAGCGGCCTGATCGAGTCTTTCTGCTTCTTCCTCGGTGACTTCGATCGTGTAGTTCTTGTTTTTGGCATTCATGCAGCGTCCCTGAACGTCCCACTTGGGGACCGATTGCCAGAGTCGTCACTGACCGCTACGCGCTGAGCCGGGACAATTCCACACAACAGCATTTCGGCAAGACGCGCGAGCGCAGCCGAATCGCTGTCGATGAAGTGGAGTTGTTTGAAGTCCTGAAGGCGCGTGTAGACCTCATCGCGTAGTCGGGTCTTCACTTCGTTGCGGTACTCAGCTCGTCGAGCCATGTCACTTCCCCGGTTTTTGTTGGGTTTGTATTGGGATCAAGCGGCGACAGTGCCGCGGACGTAGGCCCAATCGACCGTGTCGTTGAGCTCTTCGCAGCGAACAGCGCCGTTGAGGGCTTTCTCGATCTTCGGGCAGTGCTCAGGCGGAACGCCGCGCGATTTCCAGTTGGTCACGAGGTTCGGATGAACATCGATCTTTCGGGCCAGCGCAGCGGTGCCACCGGCGAGCTCTACGGCTTTGGCAAGTCCTTTCATGTCTGCTCTCAGAGTTGCGTGGATGACAGACCCATACTACACAAAATGAGTGTTGAATGCAAACAGAAAAAGAGTTGAGTCAAACAGACCGTGTTGATAGCGTGGCGCGCATGAAAACCAAAATCACATGGCCTGTTATCCAGGCGAATCTGGACCGCCTAGAGCGGGATCAGGCTTGGCTTGCGCGTCAGCTTGGCGTGCACACGAACGTGGTCACGAATTGGAAGCAGCGCGGCGGTGCGCCGGCCTCTCGCGCGTGGGAACTGCAGCAGATATTCGATATGCCAGTTGACCAACTGTTGGGAAATGGCCCGAACGAAACTCTGAAAAGAGTCCAGAAAAGGCATCTTTCCCATGAAGCGCAGGCGCTGATCTTATGTGTCACCCGTCTGGACGGCTTCGGGGAACAGGCGAGGAAACTGTTCGCAAATCAGCTTTCGACGATGGAAATTGCAGCAGAAGGATGGGGCGTGCAATATATGGACAGAGGGCAAATGACTGAGGAAATCGATGATTTGCTAACGGCCCTCGCAGAAGCCACAGGAACCCATGATGCAGCCACACACCGCCAAAAAAGATCGTCGAGTAATTGACCTCAACGAATATAGGAAGGCGAAGACCAATCGTGCGACGGCGGCCGAGGAAACAGGCGAGCGCACGGAGGACGAAGTTCTAACCAAGGTCTCTTACTATCTGCTGATGGCCGCGCGCACGATCGCCGGCCAAAAGGGGAAACACTGACCATGAAAAATAAGCTCCTGGCGCTCGTCGGATGCGCCGCTCTTGCCGCGTGCGTGCATCAGGTTCCTATCCCTGACGCGAGCGAAGACATGAAGCAGCTCGATGCGGCTGCTCAGTCGCGCTGTGCCAAATCCGGCTATCAGCCCGGTACGCCAGACTTCAATAAATGCGTCTACGGCGTGAAATCAAGCTTCCTGCAGGCGGTTATGGTGCCGGCTGGGCCCGTGCCAGACGTGCGCCCCCTTCCACCGGCGCCACCGCCAATCCAGACTCATTGCTACTCGTCCGGATCGACGACGAACTGCACCAGCTACTGATCCCCGCCTCTACCTAGATCCCGCTTCGGCGGGATTTTTTTCGTCCACACGAAACGAATCTATCGGGTCTATCGATCCGATTAAAAAAATCACGCTCCTTCGACTCACATTTTGTTTGTCTTTAACCAACGTGCTGTGTAGTATTACCTCATGCGCTGAACAACAAGCAAACGCATCGGATAGCCCGGGAACGTGACTCGGGAATGTCTAGCCCGAACTGCAATCGAGGCCGACCTAATGACCCAGCGAAATCCGAGCTGGCGAGGCGACAGAGCGGAAGAGCTTTACCTAGGCGCCCCACGAAAGGACGCCGAGTTAAGGCAACCACACCGGGGCAAACCATGAACGAACGCACCTACGAATTCAACACGATCAGCAACGACAACGGCGTGTTCACGATCGTCAAGTTTTACCGCAGTCCGACGCTCGGCCAATGCCATGTCGGATATCTGAAGGTTTCGGCGCACAGCGAAGCTGCAGCCCTCGAAATCGCACGTCAAGCAATGTGAGACGACCATGAAACACAACCTGATGCACACCCAATCCGTCGTCGATCATACGCTCGAACGCATCGTCGATCTGATCCTCGCGACGGGCCTCGTCAAGCTGCCGTCGCAAGACGTTCTGGCGAAGCAACTCGACGTGAGCCGTCCGGCTCTTCGCGAGGCAGTTTGCAAGCTTCAGATGCTGAACATTGTGACTCTGAAGCCGAAGGTTGGCACGACTGTGAACGAGCCATCCAAGTGGCGTCTCGTCAATTTGAACGTCGCAGCATGGCGCGTTCGGGCAGGCGATACGGAAGAACAAGTGAAGGCCGAAATCGAACTCGCCATCTGAGCGCAGGAGACCAACATGAACAAGCTCTACAACTGGCTGTACATCGGCTCGAACGCATACGACGAGTACACGTTCGTAAGTTGGCTGAATCGAAGCGTCTATAGACGAACGGTTGATATCTGCAAAGAGGTGGTGTGGTGTTAGCCGCCGTCATTTTTCCCGGTTACGAGGTAACCGACGACGGCCGCGTCTTTTCAGTTGACTCGAATTGGCGCGGCTACGGAAGACGCGAAATGCGTCAAAAGCTCTGTCCGAAGGGTTATCCGCGTGTGCGGCTTATGGTCGACGGGAAGCGCAGACCGTTTCATGTCCACGCGCTTGTCGCAAGAGCCTTCCTCGGCCCCGCGCCAAGCACCGCTCACGAAGTTCGACACCTTGACGGTGATCGTCTGAACCCGAGATTGGTGAATCTTGCGTGGGGAACTGCCAAACAGAACGCGGCTGATCGAGAGCGCCACGGAAAAACGTCGCGCGGCGAGAAGCATAGCGCGGCGATCAGGGGCAGCAATCAACTTGAGCGCATCCACGCGTACCACGCGTCGAGGAAATCATGCCGCGCCTAGTAGACACCTGGACCGATCACGATGACCTGCTTCTGCGTGATCTGCCTGACGACGAAGACGAAGCAGAAGAAGACGACGACCACTCGGACGAGTGGTTCCAGCGCAACGAGGATTGACCATGCAACTCTGCCACGGCACGACGCCGACAACGATTATCCCGACGTTCCTGATCGACGACTTCGGCGACGAACTCTGCTTGATTCCCGGCGAACACTGCCGGGTCGGCGAAGACGATTTCGAACTGATGCTGATCAATCCGTACGCGTGGGATCGGCTGATCTTCGCAGGACTCAGGGTCGACGACTGATGCGCGCTGTCACCTTCTACACCGCGACGTGCGCGTGCGCGGTTCTTCTCACCGGTTTGATCGTCACCATCATCAGGGGCTGACCATGTTCGATCTCTACACCGAGCAACGCAAGGCGATGCTGAAAAAGCTTTACGAGTATGTCGATTCGCACGAGGAGCGCATCGCGCGCGCCAAGGAAGCGCTCGGCGACAAGTATCTGCTGGCGCCGTGCAACCGCGTGCAGCGCCGCGCCACGCCATACGGGAGCATCCGATGAGCCGAATTGAAAAGATTGTCGAGGCAATCGGTCAGCAAGGACGTCTGACAGTGAAAAAGATTTCTGAATTGACTGGCATCGAGTTCACCGAGGCGAGCAAGTTGGTTTTCCTGCATCGCAAACGCGGTGGACTGCCGAACATCCGCATTTGCGGGCGTCTGCGTGAGGGCTCAACGCGGCTGAGCAAGGTGTACGAGATCAGCGATGAGATCGACGCCGATGATTCTCTCGTCCTTCCTGCGATAGACGTAATCGAAGACTTCGAAGAAGTGGATCGGCGCAATCTTGCGCGGCTGGCTGCACGCATTCAGCCATTCAGGGATCCGATGCTGTTCCGCACGGCTGGGAGATCGCCATGACCGATTCATGGCGCCAGCAGCAAGAGCAGGAAGAGCTACAAGAATTTCTCGAATGGCACGAATCACAAGGACATCGACACCATGAGCATCGCAACCATGATCATCGGCGAGAGCGGCACGGGAAAGAGCGCCAGCATGCGCAATTTGGACCCGGAGAAGACCCTCTTGATTCAGGCAGTGCGCAAGCCCCTGCCTTTCAAGTCAACAGGCTGGAAGCCCGTTGTTAAGGGCGGAGGCGGATCTGTGTTCGTGACGGACGACAGCGCCAAAATCGTCGCCGCCATGCAGCGCACCGACAAGGAAATGATCGTCATTGACGACTTCCAATACATCCTCGCGAACGAGTTCATGCGACGCGTAACGGATGTTGAAGTCGGCAATGCCGCGTTCGCGAAATACAACGAGATCGCCCGGCATGCCTGGGACATCCTCATGGCCTCGAGCGCATTGCCCGACTCGAAGCGCGTGTACATCCTGAGCCACAGCAGCACTGACGACTTCGGAAAAACCAAAATCAAGACCATCGGCAAGCTGCTCGATGAAAAGATCGTCATGGAGGGCCTTGTGACGATCGTCTTGCGCACGGATGTGAGCGACGGTGAATACACCTTCACCACGCGAAACAGCGGACGGGACACCGTTAAAAGCCCAATGGGACTGTTCGACGCCGACCGCGTGCCGAACGATCTCGCTGCAGTCGATTCTGCAATCGCTGCCTTCTACGACATCACCACAACCGCCTGACTTTGAGGATCAACATGTACTCGCTCAACACGACAGCAGCACGCCAAGCAGAAGAACGCAGCGGCCGTATCAACGAGATCGGCAAGTTCGTCGGCGTCTTCACCCGCGCCGAAGACGTCGTCAGTTCCAAGGACACGCGCGGCATCGACTTTGCGTTCGAAACGCCTGAGCGCCAGAGCGCGAACTTCACGCTGTGGACGTTCAACGCAGAAGGAAAGGAACTCTACGGCTTCAAGCAACTGCAATCGCTCATGACCTGCCTGCGGGTCAAAGAGATGGCGCCGAAGGCTGCAATCGTGCGCAAGTGGGATCGTACGTCGGGCGGCATGGTCGACGTCGAAGGCATGATTTTCGAAGCGCTGATGAAGAAGCCGATCGGCATCCTCTTCGAGACCGAGGAATACCAGAAGTACGAGAGCAAGCAGCCTGCTGGCGTTGGTTCGAAGGTGGTTCCGGCCTACTTCTTCGACGCCAGTTCAGAGATGACGGCAAGCGAGATCCTCGACAAGAAGGTCACGCCTGCGCAGCTCGCGAAGCTGGTCCTGACGCTGCGCCATCGCCCGCTGCGCGGCAAGGCGCCCACGGCAACGGATTCCGGTGGCGTGCCGGCTGGTGCAGGCGGTTCGATCGAAGATGACGATATCCCGTTCTGATGCCCTCCCTATCGAAGACCTTCGTGCTGCGGACGGAAGGCAACACGGCCGCGCTGTGGACCTTCCTGAAGCAGAACGCTAAGGCGATGGCGGAGGCTGGCAAGCCTCTCGCCGTCACCGTGAGCGAGCACAAAGAGCGCCGATCGCGTGACCAGAACAAGCGGTATTGGGCGCTCCTGACGTGCATGTCCGAGCAGATAGGGATCGGCGGCAAGCAATTCGCGGCCGAGACGTGGCACGAACACATGCGCGAGTCCTTCGCACCGAAGGAAGACGCTCCAGGCGGCGGCCTGATCGCAATGAGCACGTCGCGCATGGACGTCGAGCAGTTCTCAGCCTACATGCTCGCCGTCGAGCTCTACGCCATCACCGAACATCAAGTGGAGTTTTCGCTATGAGTCTTTCTCTTTACGTCCTGTCGCAGGAATATCGCGCGGCGGCCGATCAACTCGCCGATTTGGATCTTCCCGAAGACGTCGTGCGCGACACGCTCGAAAGCATCAGCGGCGATCTCGAAGCGAAGTCGGTGAACGTTGCCTCGTTCGTGCGCAATCTCGAAGCGTCTGCAGAGCAGATCAAGGAAGCCGAAGCCGCGATGGCGGCACGCCGCAAGGCGATCGAGAAGCGCGCCGCGAATGTGCGGAAATACCTGCTCGACAACATGCTTGCTGCCGGCATCAGCAAGATCGAATGCCCGTATTTCAAGCTTGCCGTGCGCGACAACCCGCCGTCTGTCGTGATCAATGAGCCGGCACTGATCCCGGATGCGTATCTCACCGATCCGCCGCCACCGCCGCGAGCGCCGGACAAGGCCCTGATTAAGAAGGCCATCCAAGACGGCTTTGACGTGCCCGGAGCACATCTCGCACGCGGCAAGCGCCTCGAAATCAAATAACCCTTTCTCACCCCGGAGGAAACCCGATGTTCAGTCTCGATCGAGCCAAAGTAAAGATCGTCGCCGTGACCGCAGTCAGCGAACTGCACGGCAGCGAACGCAAGCCCGCCTGCTGCATCACGTTCGAAATGACGGCCAACAACTCGTATCTGTCGGAGTTCCACGAGTTACTTCGCTCGTGTCTCTACAGCCGCGAAACGCAGCCGAATCGCCAAGCCAATATCGACATCGACGATGACGCCGACGGTCTGACGAACCTGCGCTTTCCGCAGATGGGCGCGCCGATCAAGTGGGATTGGGACGGCGCCGGATACGAGGCGACGCTGCACATCGGTGCTAGCGGGAAAGGCGATATCGAATTGACGGACGTCGATCTGAAGAACTTCGCCTTCACGCCAAAAGATGGCGGCTCGTGCATCTACAAGTTCCAGGCGATGACGCATCCGACGGCGAAGGATCAAGGCCAGATCGATCAGATGCTTCAGAGCGAAACGGAACTGACGCTGATCCCGCCGACGGCCGACGCTGGTCTGTTCGACGACGAAGACCGCGGCCCGGCATACAACGTTCTGAGCGGTACCGGCCTCGCGAAGAACGATCCGGTCAGCGCATAACCACCGCCCGGCGCCGCGCGCGCCGGATAACGATTAAAGAGGACAGCATGAGCGAGAAGAATCATGAGCCCGGCCCATGGGAAGTGAATGACCAGCGGGGAAACGGATGGCTTGCCAACGCGATGTATGTCAGTTCAGGAAATACCGGCGCCATCCTAGCTCGCGTCTACGACGACCAAGGAAGCGAGTTTCCCAACGCTCGCCTGATCGCCGCCGCGCCCGAGTTGCTCGAAGCGCTGCAAGCCATCTGCGCACACTGGGACGCCGGCAACTTCAGCAGACAGCCGAATCTGTGGGATGGAATGCGCGCCGCAATTGCAAAAGCCACCGGCCAATGATCCGCCACCTTCGCCCCTACCTCGCGCTGCTCGAAGCACTCGACCGCCTCGGCCGCGCGAAGAAAGCCACTGACGCCCTGATCCACGCCGCGTGCGTGGCCTTCGTGGAAGTGCTCTCGCACATAACCGGGCAGAGAGTCAGCGTCATTGTCGGGAATGCTGTTATTGCGAGAACAACGTGCCGCGAGCCTATTACAACGAGATAGACCCATACGCCGCGCAATGGCTGCGCAACCTGATAACCGCCGGGCGCATCGCACCTTGGCGACGTCGACGAAAGGAGCATTGAGGATGTTCGACCTGACGACCTCCGAGGATACGACCAGTGTCATTTCTTCGCCGGAATCGGCGTCTGGTCGTATGCCCTTCGGCTCGCCGGATGGCCTGATGACCGACCTGTTTGGACCGGTTCCTGTCCGTGCCAACCTTTCAGCGCGGCAGGCAAAGGACTTGGGTTTGATGATGAGCGGCACCTTTGGCCCGCTTGGGCATGGCTCATCGGCGAGCGCCGACCTCCAACGATCCTTGGAGAGCAGGTTGCGAGCAAAGACGTCGAACCTTGGATCGACCTTGTTCAAGCTGACTTGGAAGCAATGGGTTACGCCCTCGGGTGTGTCCCGTTCCCGTCTGCGGGCGTCGGTGCTCCGCACATCCGCGACCGAACGTACTTCGTGGCCCACATGCCGCAGCGCGGACGGCGAAAAGAACGTACGCACGCTCGAGGGTTCGCTGCGGGAGATCGCGCGCAAGGGATCACCGCAGGACCTGTCGATGGCAGCGTGCCTCGCATCTTGGCCGACGCCGGTTGTGAACGATTCACAAGGATCGACGCACTGCTACAGCCGAGGCGACAAGACAAAGCAGGTGTTGAAGTTACCGGGCACCGCGAAGCTGGCGAGTTGGCCGACGCCGCAGACATCGGACTCGACGGGCGGCGGTCAGGCGAAGCGGGCGATGGGCGAGACGCGGCACGGATCGAACCTGAACGACTTCGCTTTGTTGAGCGTATCGAACCAGCCGGCCCGACTAACGGCTTCTGGCGAGATGCTGACTGGCTGCTCTGCCGGGACGAAAAGTGGCGGCCAGTTGAACCCGGCACATTCCCGCTGGCTGATGGGGCTGCCTCCCGAGTGGGACGACTGCGCGCCTACGGCAACGCGATCAACGCGCGCCAAGCTGCCGCGTTCATCCAAGCGGCTGACGAAGTGATTGGCGAAACACCTATTGCGAGAGAGAAATGAGCGAACGATTACCGTGTTCCGCGCTTGTAGACGGCGCTTGCAAAAATGGCTTTTACGTGACCGCCGTATGCCATGGGATAGGCACAGAAAGCGTCGTACCGACTTGCATGAACGAAGAGCGTTGCGCCCATCTGTACGCTCATAACGGCGGTGTGCCGATCGTCATATCGCGGGCAGTCCTGAAACCGGGCGCCTAACCTCCCCGCCCTTTAGCGATTAACTTTGGAAGACTGAGATGAGGCGAAAAAGTAAAACGACGCCGTGGTTTCCGGGGGATGTAAAGCCTGTTCGAATCGGACTATACGAGCAGAAACACTACTCAGTCGATTGCATTGAAAAGTATTTCTGGAACGGCTCAGTGTGGGAGTTGCCCACCCTCCCAGTCGAATGCAACGACCAAAACAGACCTTGGCGCGGATTAACGGAGAAAGCGGAATGACTGTCGAAGAGCTGATGGCCGAATTGGAAAGGCATCCAAAGGACGCTCAGGTTTATGTGTATGAGGACAGAACCGATTGCAAGGTCTATGTGGGCCTGAGAGTCGAGACAGACGAACGCGGCGATGTGCTTATTTGTGAGGTGTGGAAATGACAGATGACCAGATTAACAAAATAGGACTGTCTACTGGACTTCTCATCGAGAAAGATGAAGGGAGCGACATCGCTATGAATCCCGAGGCGCGATACGTGACCGTTATGCGCTTCGCCCACGCCCTTCTCGCCACCCCCGCCCCTCTCTCAGATGAACCGGTGGCGATTCATAGCGGTCACGGTGCTGTTAGCTGGCTTCCTGAAGGTGCCGACTTGCCGGAAGGCGCTTTGCTCTACGCCGCCCCACCCGCCACTCCGAGCGACAAGCAAGAGGCGGTTAGTGCGAACGCGGCTGATGTTCAGAGAGACGCAAATCGTATTGCCTACGAGAATTGGGAAAAAGAAACCGCTGATGGGGAATTCGAAATAGCCGTTGACAGCAGAGACCTGTTCGATGTTTTGCGGGCATGCTGGCGAGACGGGCAGAGCTACGGGGAATCCTCAGAACAAGCATCTTGGTCGATGGCATCCGACTACGCGAGCAAGGCTCTAAAAGAATGGTGGAACACTGGCGCCGCCCCTCTCGCCCAGTCCGCAGAGCAAGACAGGATTGATGCGCTTTTTGCGCGTGTAACGGATTGGGTGAATGCAAATGGCATTCCGTTTGAAGCGCAAAACGAGTTGTTCCGAATTCTCGGCAATGGGGCGAGTAAATGACCGACGACGAACGTTTGGCGCTTGCCGAGCGCGCGTGGATGGAGAACCGGCACGACGAACGCGCGTATCTGCTTGCATTCGCCCGCGCCCTCGAATCCCGCGTATTGGCGGAGAGGAAGCAAGAGCCGATCTATCAGGTGCGCCCACGAAACGGCGAAGAGTGGACAGACGTGAGCGGGGCGGAATACCTCATTTGTGGCGGAGCAGGTTATTTGCAGCGCATCGTATTCGCCCACCCCACGCCGTATGATGCAAAGGACGATAAGGAGCGCCGGTTCGAGGTGCGTCAGGGCGGCATGACGGTAGCCGCCACGGAAGGGCCAAGGAAAGACGCCTACCGGGATGCAGTTCACTACTTCTGGCAATACCAGCAGGACGCTACAGAAGACGAACCTGTCGAAATGGTCGAATTGATAACCGTGATGCGCATCGACGCCGCCATCGACCGAGCAAGGCAATCCGGGGAGGAAGGGAAATGACTGACGCGGACATCATCCAGAAATTCGAGGCCGAAATCGAGAACGACCCGGCCGCATACGAGCGTCCCGGCGAGTGCGTCTATCAGATCACCGCGAAAGAGCTTGTAAGGGCTGCGCGCGCCATCGAGCGCCAAACGCTTGAGCGGGCGGCGCAACGCGCTGAAGCCAAGGCGATGGACTGCCACACGCTCGGCAACGCGGAAGAGTTCAGAGAGTTGTCGGCATGCATCCGCGCCCTGATAGACGCGCAGAGCGGCGAGGAGAAGAAATGACCCCCACCCTCGCCCAGCGCATCGAGCATCAGATCGACGCGGCGATCTACTCGCTGGATGCGCTCCCGGCGCGCACCGCTGGCCTGCACGAATACGTCCAACAGAACATCACCCGGCGCATCACGCTCGACGCATACCGCTATGTCGAGTTCGCGCATTGGCTGCTGATTAAGGATGAGGAGGAAACGTGAGCAAAGAACTGAAACCTTGCCCATTCTGCGGATTTCAGCCGGAAATAGACGAAGCAGATTTCATTTACCCGATAAACCGAGACAGAACGGTTTGGGGAGCGCATTGCTACGACACAGGAGGTGGATGCGATGCGTCTGTTCTTGGGACTTCTAGAGAGGACGCCCTAGCAAAATGGAATTGTAGGGTGACGATGCAAGATGCGAGAAAAGAGGAACAACGGTGAAACTCAGACTCGAGAAATGGCTTGAGCGCCAGTTCGACCCTCCCCCAGCCATCGTCACAGCGCGCGGCTGGATCCGGGATGGCAAGATCTATCCTGCGCCGGTCAAGGTCGGGCGCGCGTACTATGTCGACGAGAACGCAACCTTTCAGGACCGCCGGACGCGACCGTCGCTGGCTTCCCGCATCCCGAGGTAATCATGGCTGCACGACCACGCATCCGCAAACGCGCAAACTGGCCTGAGCATCTGCACGAGCCGCGTCCGAATTATTATGTTTGGCGCGATCCACGGGACGGCAAGACGCATGTACTAGGTCGAATCTCGCTCGCCGAGGCCATTTATCAGGCTCAGGAGGCGAATGTGATCGTGGCGAATGCCAAGGTTACACGCACACTTGCCGAGCGACTGACGGAACAGCAGAAGACGATCGCTGATCTGATCGACCGCATGCCGACCGAAGGCGTCAAGGCATCCACGCTCAAGACGCGCAGCTATGTCGACGGCGCCATCGTGAAAGCGCTCGGCACGATCGAGTGTGACAAGCTGACGACGAAGCATATCGCCGACTTCATTGAGCCGATCGTGGAGGAAGGAAAGAAGCGCTGGGCACAATCGATCCGAAATCGCCTCGTGACAATCTGCCGGCGCGGTATGGAGCTCGGGCTGATCACGACGATGAACCCGGCCAAGGAAACGTCACGCCCGGTTCCGAAGACGAAGCGCCGCCGACTGACGATCGAAGAGTTCCAGGCGATCTACGACAAGGCACCGGAGGTCAATGACTGGCTCCAGAACGCGATGCTGTTGGCGCTCGTGTCAGGACAGGACAGATCGACAATCGGCCGCTGGCAGCGCTCGTTCTCGTCTGGAGATGTCGTGCTTCTTCAGCGCTCGAAAACCTCAATCAAGATTGAAATTCCGCTGGCGCTGCGTCTCGACGCGATAGGCATGTCTCTCGGCGATGTCATCGCGAAGTGCAAGTCGACCGGCGTCGTCAGCAAGTATCTGATTCACCATGTCAGGAATCAGGGCCGTGCGAAGACTGGAACTCATGTGAAGCTGGGAAGCATCAGTCAATCATTCGCTGATGCGCGCACGCTCGCTGGCATTACGAACGACGATTCTGCTCCGACTTTTCACGAGATTCGCAGTTTGTCGAAGCGGCTCTATGACGCTCAAGGTGGCATCGACACCAAGGCGCTGCTCGGTCACATGACCGATGCGATGGCTGAAATGTACGCCGACAGCCGCGGAATCGCGCCGATAAAGGTGACGATCGCCACAAATCATTCTGAACGAATTAACCACACCGGTTGAACGCCTCGCCTCAAAGCCTTGCCAGATAAGGAAGAGGGGCGATCGTCGTTTACTCGGACATGCTCGCGCCTGAAAACTGCATAAATCGATTAAAAATCAAACGCTTAACCCGATGATTGCGCGACTTATAAACGTCTCGAAACGTCGATTAACGCCTCAATAAAATCAACCACTTATATAGCCGTTATACACGGCTGATAGAATCCCCGCGGAGTAAAAATGAACGGAAAAATCATGAAAGGTTTCGCTGCATCCTTGGCCGGGATGTTTCTGATTGCATGCGCTGGGTGCGGAGGCGGAGGCGGAGGCGGGAGCGCGCCGGCTTCGCAATCGGCTCCTATGACGAAGAAGGCCGTGACGATCGACGCGGAGGGAGATTCGACCTATTACGGCACGCAGGTCATCAACGGAGAGACGCTGAGAACTGCGGCCAATCCTCCGGCGCTGCTTCAGCAGAAGTTTGGAGCCAATGCCACAGTCATCAACAGCGCGAGGGGCGGCGCAGATGTCACGCAGGCATTGTTCGGCATTGCGCCGCGCTACACCGACACCCTCACAACGCGATTGGCCGCGAACGGTGCGCAGCTCGTGATCTCGAATTTCGCGATCAACGATTCGATCCGGCTGAGCCAGGAGGATTATCGGAACGGGCTGATTTCGTGGGTCAACGCCGTTCGCAATATGGGGCGCACGCCGATCCTGGAAGAACCGAACCCGACGTGCGCTCCGAACGTAACGCGGCTCGATGAGTACGTCACCATCCTGCGCGACGTGGCCGCCCAGCAGAGCGTCACGCTGATCACGCAGTACGACTACATCAAGTCGCTGCCGAACTGGCAGGGGATGCTCTCAGACTGCATTCACCCGCTCGATCCGCTCTACGCGATCAAGGCGCAGCGTGAGTATGACGTGCTTGCACCGATCGTGGCGAAGATGCAGTAATCAGGAGCCGCGGTAGATGTCGCCCTGCATGCCGGGAACAGTCGGAGGGTCGGATTCGACCGGATTCGACAGCGGAAGCGTGGCACCCGTACCGCTCGTTGGCGAAATCAGCAGAGGCTGCGCGCTTGCCGGCGCCTGAATGTTGATAGGCGCATTCGCCGCCGCATATCCCACGTCGGCGATCATCTGCGTTTTGCCGGCGCTATCCTTCGACGAGCCGAAGTAGTAGGAGATGATCGCGACCCACGCCGTTTGCAGCGTGCCAGTCATCACCAGAAGCAGGTTCTGCGCGGCACCTTCGAGCTTGGCGAACATCACGAGCCCGAGGGTTGCAAAGAAGCCCACAGAGACGCCCCATGCGATATAGGTGGGTGTCTTGTCGTTCGGGTTGGACGTCTGCCGCGCGCGGGCGTTCTGCACGTCTGCAAGCCGGTTTGCTTCGGCTGTCACCGCGAGCTGCTGCAACTGCACCTTCGCGTTGGTCTGCAACTCCTGAATCTTGACGATGGCGTCAGGATTGCCGAGGAGAGCCGCAGAAACGGCATCAGGCGTGTTCTCGGTGCCGAGCGCTGCCGAGATCAACCCGCCTACTGCTGCGCCTGCGGGACCGCCTAGAAGCGTGCCGACGATCGGTGCCGCCTTCCCGACGACAGATGCAATGTCTTTCCATTCCATTTCAAACCCCTCGTTCCATATTCGAGGCGATGCGTTCCGTCCAACCGCGGCTGAACGTCGGCCACGCTTTAAGCCCCTTCAGGTATCTAAGACGCTGCGCGAGGAATCGGAGGACGAAGGTATGAGGATCAACGGCTTTCAGGGCTGCGATGGTCGCAGGCCCCATCTTTCCGTCGACGGCCGCGCCTGACGCCGCCTGAGCCCATTTCACGGTCTGGCCTCCGTTGTAGTTCGCATCGAGCATCTGAAACGCGACGCGCGGGTCGAACTCGTCGAGATGCAACGGGTCCCAATAAACGGCCTTGGCGATGCTCTTCGCGGTCTCCAGAGAAAGCGACTTCATCGGCCCCGCATAACCGTTCGCGCGCGCGACGCGGGCAGTTATCCCCCACATCGTTTCCCCGCCCGGATCGGCGGGATTATTGACGTAGCCGCCTTCGTTTCCGATCAAGGCAGCGAAAGCATCATCAAAAGAACTCATACCCGCCTCACGTCTTGATCTTCGATGTCACAAAGAAACAAAGCGCGGTGCCAAGCATCACGATCAACGCCCATAACCCACGCTCAACAAGCTTCAATCGGAGATCCTCATAAAACTTCGCGCGAGACTCTTCTTTCCGCGCGAGAGCTTCATGCAATCGCCGATGTCCGTCAGGATCACCATCTGGGAATCCCTTTGCGAGCCCATCGACCCGCTCGATAAGAACGTTCACCTTCCCCTCCACGACCTCCAATGAACTCGTATTCTCGACGTGCCGCTGGCCTATATCGATGCGCAGTTGGTTCAGCGCTTCTGCGACTTCCCTGAATCCGTCGCCTTCGGTATGCGGGGGATTTTCTGTGTACCGCATACGATCATTCATCCTTTCCCCGTTTATGGTCTTTTGTATGTCTCGCTCTTATTTGGCGGGAGGCTCCAGTCCTGTCAGGATCGTCCCGCTTGGCAACGCATTCCACCATGCCGCATAGCGCGGGTCGGATGGCTCGATTTCAGACTGATATGGGACCTCCTCTGAAGATTGTTCGGAATAGAAGATGCCGATGACCATCGACATGTCTGCATCGTTGAACTGTGCGTACATGGGTTGCCCTCAGAATTCGTAGCTGTTCACATTGATGGTAAAGCTCGGCGTTCCAGCGCTGTTCGCTGACGTTTGGAAGATGGTTTGAGCCGTAAGAACTTCTGTGCGGTACGGAATCGCGAGAGATGCCCCAGCCTGCACCGTCGTTGCATTCACCTGTACACCGAGCGCGGCGACGTTCGTCGGCCCGAGAAACTGCGAGATGACGCTGACGGCCGTGCTGCCGACCTGATTGAACCCACTCACGAACCGTGCATTGAACGGGATGACTGCCGATGTTCTAGATGCCGTTCCGACGAACGATGACCCCGACAGAATGTTCTGACCGACGATGTCCACTTTCCGATCTTTCAGGACATACGGCGCATAGGTGAAGTTGATGCTTCCGATCGGAAGAACCGCCGCGAGAGCCGATACCGTGAAGCCGGACGGGGCCGCGCCTCCCGAATAAATCTCTGGTGCGGCTGCGCTGGTTGCGTTCGTGGAAAGCGTCCCGAGCACGCCCGTGGTCGGGTTGTACATCCAATACAAAGCCGCGTAACCATTCGCCGGCGCAGTGCCGGTATCGAAGCCGTTGATGACGCCTACGGTCGAGATATTGTTGTTCAGGGAGACACTCTTGAACTTATACGGGATGCCGCCGAGCGCGTCCTGCAGGATGATTTCGTCGGCCGTAATCGGGATCGTCGGACCTTGAACCACCAGGGAGGAACTAACGTTCCGGCCATACCCGATGACGCCGCTGGCGCCGATGATACCCGTGATCTGAAACTGCGTGCCGTCATAGGTGACCGTGACCACGGAGCCGCTTCTGATGTCGCCAGGAACAATGCCGGCCGTGCCGTTGCGCGTGATATTTTTGGCTCCGAGAGCGTTGATATTCAGCGTCGGGATGCCCGTCGTGTTCGTGCCAGCGGCGACGAATCGGAAGGATTGGCCGGCTGCGTAAGCGGTGATGCCGGGCGAAGTCGTTGCGGTGATCGTGTCTGTGCCCGCCACCGCGGCGAGCGTCACGAGGCCGCCGTTCTGGATCTGCTTCGCGGTCGTCGCGTCTTGCAGGTTGACGGCGTCGCCGAGGCCGGTTGCGCGGAAGCCGCCGAAAGGAATATTTCCGGTCGGGGTTTGCTGGCCGTCCTTCGTGAGAGCGTTCGTCAGGCCGTTGTTGGCGATGTCCGAAAGCGTATTATTCGCCCACGTCGAGCTGATGATCGTGCCGGTCACTACGGGGTTCCCCGCGACCAGCGAAAACACACCTGAGCCGTTATATGGCATGGGACTGCTCCAAAACAAAAGGGCCGCACTTGGCGGCCCGAAGGGGAATGAGATGAACGTGACGCAAGGATTTATTGCACTCGGCGGAATCTTCTCGCTGCTGATCTATCACCTATTGACGAACGCAGTTTCATCGTTTCGACGGTGGCGTGAATTGCGACAAGCTGCGCGCAAGTAGCTGCGGATCTACCTTTACATTCGGCGCCGTTGCGTTGACGAGGTCAGCACTGAGCGCCTTCGAAACGAACATGCGGTTCTGAGCGTTGTCGATCAGACCGCCGACATACGGGATTTTCTTAATGCCAGAGCCGAGTACAGATGCGAGCGCCGAAGCCGTGTTCGATGTGTTGACCGGAGCGGATGACGGAAACGCGTTCATGTACGAGCCAACGCGGCCGATCGTGTTGAGTTGGTTGATTTCCTCTGGCGTGTAGAAGGCACCCAGTTTGGAAGGCCCGAATGCTGACATTTGCTGAGCGAACCCGGCAGGCTTGAAAGGCGCATCGCCGGCGACGTTCTGACCGAAGCCTTTCATCGCGAGCTGTGCGCCGATTTGGTTACGCGCCTCAGTGAACGACTCGGGAGCCTGCTCGCGTAGCAAGTTCGCCAGCGCGCTTACCTGATCCGTCTTCCCGCCAACGATGAACTTTTTTACGAAGTCGTCAGCGTTGATCGAATTGCTCGCCGATGCTTCGAGCGCTGGGATCTGTTCATGCAGCGCGAATCGCTGCGCGGCGAGTTGCCGAGCCGGCGCGAATACGCCTCCCTTGTCATCTGCCGTGAGAATCGCATTCTTCACGCTGTTTCGGAGCGTCGCGAGCGCCGCATTCGTCGCCGGATCGTTGCTCTGGTTCGCGTTGATGACCTTCAGCAGATTCTCGGCGTTCTCGATGGTGAACGTCTTTTGTTGAGTCCCTCCCATCAGCCCGAGCTGATTGAAGTTGTTGCGAACGCCGCTCGGGACCTTATCGCCAAAATCGTTTAGAACCTGCGCATAGTCCTGCGCAACGCCAGTCAGCGGGACGTCGAGGTTCTTCCCGCTCGATGCTTTGGCGGCCGAATACGCGTTGCTTACCTGCTTGGAAAGAGTGTCGTCGATACTCTGGAGCGACTGCTTGATCGACGTCCCTGCCTGATAAGCATCGGTAGCATTTCCGGTGAGCCCGTAGAGTGCCTGCTGAAGTTGCGTGTTCTGCTGATTGAAGCGATTCGCCAAAGGTGATCCGATGCCATTCACGCCACGCATATTCAGTTCATTAGCGAACTGCGTCGGATCGCGCGTGATCTGCCCCAGCGTCGGCGAAATCCCTACATTTCGGAAATCTTGTGATCGAAGAGCCGCTGCAGGATCGACACCTGGATTCTGCTGAATTACTTCCGCTGCCTGCTGTCGGATCGGAACGAACGTGCTCGGAGCGCCGCGCGTCGGTGTTACGCCAGGAGGTTTAGGAGGACCGACCGGAACGGCGCCAGCCATCGGGGAAGCCGTTGGCACAGGCTGCGGCATGTCGAACGTCTGCTGCGCCTGCGGGCCAAGTTCGCGGATCGTCTTATCGACTGCGGTATTAGCGAGATCTGCGGCGAGTTGCGGACTCGTTTTCGCGGTCGGCGTGAGTGCGTTCGAGAGCGCACGAGCGCCGGCCGTCATGCCAGAACCTGCCAAAACGCCGCCAGTACCGCCGAGGATTCCGCCAGCAACTTGCCATGCGGGGTTGAGCCCAAGTTCCCGCGCGCCCCCTGAGCCAGCAGCAGAGCCGGCCGCCCCAAACATTTGCATACCCGGCATAGCCGCCAGACCAGATCCTACCGCCTGCGCAACAGGCGAAGATGCGCCGGCCAACGCGCGCCCCAGTCCGACCGTTGGCGATACGCCAGCCATCGCCGATGAGGCGTCTTGCACGAGACGCTCTGTCGCGTTCGCGGGCTGCGGAAGGCCCGCACTGTTCTCCAGATTCTGGATTGTCTGGGAGACGGGCGCGAGGTTCGTGCCGAATACCTTGTTGACGCCAGCATTCAGCGCATCGCCGAACATGGCAGGAAGAGACGTAAGACCGGTAATCCCTGCACGGGCCGTCAACCCAAGCTGTCGGCCGAGTTCGCTCCCTCCAGAGGACGTCGCCGCTTTCGGTGCCTGCTGCACCACAGCGGGTGCCCTTGCATCGGCAACGAATTGTTCAGCGAGAGAGGTTTGCGGCTGCGCCTGTCCAGCATCGGCCGCGAACTGATCCGCAAGACTAGGCATGTCAGAACGCTCCCATCTGTTCGAGATTCTTGATCTTCTGGACGATCTTCGGATCCTGCTTGATCAACTTCTGCGCGAACGCTTGACGCTGAGCCGGGTCCTGAATGTTCGCGTATTGGAAGATGCGAGGATCGGCGTTCTGGTCGAATTTCTGCTCGGCATTGTTGTACCCGACTGCATCGCGCGAGTTGGCGAGAGGCGTCAGGAGACGCGATTTCGCCTGCGTCATTTGCTGCGCGCCGATGAGGTTGTCCGCGGCCTCATTGATCGCCTGCGGCGTCATCTTCGCGTTCGGGTATGCCGACTCGAGAATCGAGCGGGCCGCGTCGGTCCCCATTCCGTTTGAACTCAGGCGCGCGACGATCTGATTCGAATACTTCTTGAGCAGGTCGTTTGCCGTTACTGCATCGGTCGCCTTTTCGCTGCCGGCGAGCGAAAGGAGTCCGTTGACGTAATTGATTCGATCAGACTGCTGGCCGGTAGCGGCCTTCGTCGACAGATCCTTGATGCTTTGCAGGTAGGAAATCGTATTCTGCGCCTCAGAGTTGCTCCCACTCAGCGCCTTGTATTTCGTGGAGAGCTCGTCCTGAATATTGCGCGCTCCGCTTTCTGCCCCGGCTTGCGCGCCCATCGGTGCGCCTGCCGCGAACCGAGAAGGCTGCTGCTGAGTCGGCGCGGCTCCTTGGTTTGCTGCCCCACTATTCACTGCCGTCAGCGTAACCACCTTGCCGACGTAGTTGCGTGTCTCCGCAGGAAGCTTCTCGAACTGAGCGCCGTTCTTGAGCCACGTGTCGGTCGCGCCGGGTCCCATGTTATAGGCGATTGCACCGAGCGCCGGGCTGCCATAGCGCTGGGCCATCGCCTCGTAATAGTCGCGCCCGACGCGGGCGAGCTCGGCGGGAGAGTTATTGGCGGCAGGACGAACGCCGAAGCCGGGATCAGTCTTCGTGTTCGGCATGACCTGCCACGCGCCCTGAGCGCCCTTCGGCGATACCGCGTTCGGGTTGCCGTTGCT